ATGGTAAATCAATAGCACCATTTACTCCAAATGTATGACTTCTGTTAGAACCATCACGAACAAATGTTTCATCAATTAATAGTTGACTATAAGTTTGTTCTTCAGTATTATAAATTGCATAATTTATAACGTATCCTAACGGAATGTTTGTAGTAAAGATAATGTGTGCTTTGTTGTTACGGTTTTCAATTGTATAGTTATATCTATCAGTAACACCATTTACAGAAACAAATCCACTAATAGGAGTTGTCCAAGTAACACCTGTGTTAAATTGCTGAGTTTTGCCGTCAGCAATAATAGTGTCTGTATCAAGTAGTTCAGTACCGTTGTGACCAATTGTAGTTACTGATACTGCTGTTCCTTCTGGAATAGCACTACTATCTGTAAACTCGATTTCCATAGTGTTATAGTTTACTTCATAAGCATCCGAATCAATAGGAACATTATCAAGTTTAACAACCATGCTTGTTACAGTTTGTGGTACATTTTCAAAACCAAAATTAAAAGTATCACCATCTGCTAGATAATTTCTAGTTGTAAGTAATCCTGTACCACTTGATGCACGTTGATAAACTTGTATATCTAATGTATCGTATACTTGTCCAGGTACATGTTCTTCAGGACCTTTGTTTGCAGTCGGTGAAATAAATCCATCACCATCTACAACTATTTCTCCGGCATCAATACCTTTTGCAGTTGTATATAAGAAGTCGCCGCCAGCAAGCTCTGTATCAAGTATACTATTATTAGAAGTAAAGCTGCCGTCGCTTGTGCTTTTACGAATAATAATTACATCACCGTCTGCTGTTGGAACTTCAGGGTCATAGCCTGCAAGATTAATTTGTGTAGTAATACCGTCACCTGTAATAGTTGGTAACAATGCATTACTGTTTGTTTGCTGCGAAGTTCCAAAATAAGGATCATCAACACGTATTGCGTCAATTATAGAATCTTGCGAGCCTTTGTAAACATTATAAAGTACGTTTGGTTCTAGAGGTTCTGGTAATTCAAGTATTTGTGTACTACCATCTAATCTAAACACATAATCTTCTGTGCTAATGTCTGCTTCATCAAATGCAGAGTAACTAAACAGTGTAGTGTCAAATCCTTTTTCGGTACCAAAGCCAATGGTATCAATCTGTACACCAGCATAGTCTACACCATCCATTAACTGACCTAAATCTTTGCCTAACATACCAGATGTTGGTTGATATAAATCAGGATAGAAAATTCTATCTGCTGCATGTAGCATTGCAGGATCTATCATGTATTCTATCATAACATTATCAGTGTTAGTTGACGGAGCATTAACAAACGATACAACACCTTTGTATCTTCTGTAACCTTTGCTCAAATCAATTTGGTTGTAAACTTCGTATTCACTTGAAAGTGATTCAACACCGTTAACATAAACTTTAATTTTGTTAACATTTAGATACATTGGATATTCTAATACAAATTCGGTAGTGGCACCAGTTCCGCTAAATGTTTCAGTTTTGTTAACATTTGTTATATCAAATTGACCTGTGATTCTATCAAACTTGATTAGAACCTTTGTTGCACGTACTTTGCTGTTTCCTAGTATAGGTGTAATAATTGCAGGTACGCCGTCATCGTCTTGCGGTCCTTCAACAGTAACAGTTGGCATAGTAATATATGTTGCATTATTTGTATCTACAATAATCTTGTTTATAGAACCATTACCAATAGTTGCACGACCTTGAAGTGTTGGGCCGTTGCCTCCGCTGATTGTAACAACAGGTTCTGATTGCCAACCTGTGCCACCGTTTGCAATAACAAAGTCTGTGATTTCAAATCCAACATTATCTAACCAATGTTTTTGCGGATATGTTTGTGCTTTATCACTAACAAACAATATCTGGCTATCAATTACTTTGATATCTTCACTTTGAATTTTTTTAGTTTTACTATTATATGTAGGCTGTAAATCAAAGTCAGTAACGCTAGTCTGTGTTAAGTCTACTTTATCGTAACTGCTCACATATTCACGAACTTTAGTTTTGTATGGTTTTACTTCGTTTACGTAATCTTGATAATTTGAAAGATTGTCGTTGCGGAATGTAATACGTTGATCTAATTCTCCGACATTGTGTTGTGCTTTTACAAAACTGGTTTTCATTACCCAATCTACTGTAGGTTGCTCTGCAAGCACATATCTAACACTGCTAAAGAATAGCTTATTCCATTCAACTGACAATTCATTTACAAAAATATTATTTTGTAAAGTCTCCATGATAATTCTTATTTCAGCTGTTGGTTCTCTATCGTAAAGAACTGCATCATAAATTTGATTATCAAAACCACTTTCTACATTGTTAAACAGAAGATTACTAAACTGTATAGTACCATTTTCACGACCAATAGTTTTGTAATTTACAGTATAATCAACTTCTAGCTGATTGTCAATTTTTTCAAGCAATAACCAACCGCCCGATCCAATTGTTTCAATCTTAACAATATCACCTAAGTCGTCATTTAATCCATCAAGTGCATAGCTTCCCGGAATAACGTGATCAACATTAGTTAATTCACTATAACCAGTTGCGTACCAATCAATGTACTGCCAATAATAATCAACATCGTATCCTTGAATTTGTATTCTGTTCCATTCTCTAGATGTTGTATTGTATGTATACAAGCCCCAGAACCCGCCAACTGTACTATCAGAGCTAACAAGTATTGTAAACGGTCTTACAATTGCTCTTGTTGTTCCAAGATAATTTTTACCGCCATTTACAACAACTGCTCTAGTAATTTGTCCTAAGTTGTTGATGTAAGTTTGTATTTTAGCACCTGTACCAGAGCCAACTACTTCAACTGTTGGACCTTTACGCACTGTGCTTGTTCCATCAACATACGATGTATCCTTGTATCCTCTTCCTGGATTGGTAATAGTTACACCAGTAATAGTTCCGTCAGTGATAACTAAATCAAGTGTTGCACGTTCTAAACGTGCTGTACCAACAAATCTAATTAAGTTTTCTGATTCAACAATTTCATCATAGCTATTTGAATAGATACTCGGAGGCAATTCGTATTGTGTTAACGGTGAAATATCATAATTGTCTACAATAAGATAATTTTTAAGTGTACTGTTTACACGTTCAACAATTTGTTTTAGTGCTTCAGTCTTGTTAACAAACATACTTTGGTTTGGCTGATCTAGTACGCCATAACGTCTTGCTATACTTACATCCAAGTCAGGAAGTTGATTTCCTACTTGGTCGTAACCAACTAAACTGTCGATCCATTTTTTAACAAGTTTTTGATTTGGTAAACTTGTTTCCAAACCTTCGGTCACAAGCTGATACTCTCTATGAATATGATTTTCACTAATTTCATTTGTGTCATCATATTCAAAGTGTATAATTGTATTTTTATCGTTTATTAAACTTCTGCAATTATATAATGCAAATTCTCCGCCTGCAAAAATACCAATAAATCTATATCCTTGGCCTGCTGGATCTTGAATTAATTGAGCAATATCGTACGAACTTAATGTTCTATTTGGAGTATATGTAGAAATTACTTTTTTATTCTTAACCCAGAAGTAGTATTTTGCACCGAATGTTCCAGTAATTGGATCATAAATTGTAGCTCTGCTATATCTGTTGTCGCTGTATTTTGTTGTACCGCTTATTCCGTCAGCAATACCTATGTTGGTATCTGCAAGATTATCCCATTCACTAGGAGATAAATCGCTTTCAACCCATTCGTACACATCGATGCTAAATCCTGGTAACAACTTATTCCAGTTGTTTGCACTGTAATCAATGTCATCTTGATAAGGGTTGTACCATTTTGCGGTGCTTAAATCCCACCATACTTTTCCAACATAATCACTTGACCAAACATTTTTAGAACCAGTAGTAGATGCATTAACATTATACACTGCTGGGTCATAATGCAATTTCCAGTTTATTTCTTGATCGGCAACACCTGCAATCTTACCTTGAATTGGATCAATTACATCTAGGTATGTTATTAAATCACCAGTAACTTTGTCATACAAAAAGACATTTTTAATTCTGTCATATTCAGGAAAGTCTTTTGCTACACCAATTTGTTTCCAACTATTTTCAGTTTTGCTACGACTTAAATCAATTACTACGCCAAATTCGTTAGATACGTATTCAACATCTGGCAAACTTAAAATAACATGATTGTTATTAAACAGTATCTGAGGATTAGTTGAAGTGCTTAAATCTCTTTTATATCTTATTCCACCATCAATGTAATAACTATTATATTCTAATGTCTCACCGTATACAAGTACATCGTTGATGCTGTTGTAAACATAAACTTGATTGTAGTTTCTTTCAGTGTCTACAATCTGAGTTGAGAACGAATCAAAATATGTTTCTGTATTATCAAAAATAGTATAATCGTTGTTAATACCATTTGTACTTAGAACAACTAAATCGTTGTTGCTAAACTTAACAACATGACCAAATCTTTCATTTAAACTTGCAACTGGAGCATATAATGTTTGAGATAATTCAAATTCTCCTAATGCAGTATTGTATGTATAAACATATACTGCACCCGAATCTAGACCATTAGTGTCACTAGAAACTGCACCTACTGCAATTTTTGATCCAGTTTCGTTTATACTTGATGATATACCCCATTCTTCGTCTGCATTAACTGAATTAATTGTTTCATAAAATTTGTATCTGTTTTCTTGTTTTCTATAAACGTTTAATTGGTTTTCTTCTGTAACTGTATTTTTACTTAGAATTATTAATACTTCACCATCTTTGCTAACATCAAAAGTTTTACCAATGTTTGTTGCGTCATTGTATGTAGTACTATCAACATCGCCGTCGAGAATATTAACAATAGGTAGATATCCTAGTCTATCAATATCTGCGTCAACTAATTCCCATGCAGGTAACCCTGTCCATCCACCTGGAGCAACATTAACAGTTGCTTGATAGATAGAACCATTGTAGTAAACTTTTTCATTTGCTAGGTATGAGTACGATGCATTGTAATCGCCTCTGTATGTTTCGTCAACACTGTTACCAAATTTATCGTCTACGTATGGCTTGTCAAACAAGTATATTCTACCGTCATTCTTTTCTGAACGAACAAATAAGTTGTAAGTTAAGATAGTGTTAATGCTACTCTTAATACTTAGACCAAATTTTTCATTTGCAGACGGATACGATGACATTATAGTTTGAACTAATTCAAACTGACCATTCAATGCTTTTTTGTAAACATGAATCATTCCTTGGTCAGCAAGTCCACTGCCTGTACCGTCAACATCAGGTTCTAAAATTTCTACTCTTGCCCAGTCTTGGCTTTCAAGATGTACTGTACTTCCATCTTCAGGAAGATCAATTAGTGCTCTCCACAGTGTTCCTCTGTCGCTAACAATATCGCCAGCACTATAAGCACTGCCTGGTGTAATTTCTCCAACATATCTACTTAATACGTTTGATGCATATGGAGCACCTACAAACAGATATTGTCCATCAGCAGTTATATCTACACTTGTACCAAACCCAGTATCAGGATCAGAGAACAAGTTTGGATAATCAATAATTTGACTTTGAACATAACTTCCTAGTTCACTACTACGACTATAAACAACTACTTGGTTTGAATTTTTTTTGCCTATTGCTAAAATTGTATTACTACTGTTTCCGCAAATAGCATCACCAAATGATCTATCATTATCGCCGTTTGGTAATTCTTGTTTTTGAGAGTAAGCAAATTGATTTTCGTATGTGGCAAACTTTTCATCGCCTGTGTTATCAATCCAAATTTTGTCGCCGGCTGTAACACCTTTGTTTATAAACAATGTATTTGCATCATCAAGTTTTTCAAGTCTTTTTGATAGCATTTGAGTTACAACACCTGTTGTACTATCGCTAAGGTCTTTACTACTATCAGTAAGAGGTGTGTTTAGTGCAAACTCAACATAGTTAGGACCTTTTGCTGTAACAAATCTAAATCCATCTACTTCAGAATTTATTTGTCTTAAACCTACTAAATCGTCTACTTCAAATTTTATATTTTTATTAAAGGTTGCTCTAAAACCTGTGTCAGTGCTGTCAATTCTAATAATACGAGCAGGTACAATTACATGCTGATATACATTCCATGTATTTTTGTAATCGGGTACCCAAACGCAATCACCAATATTAACACCAGTAATATCCAATGCTAAAATATCATTAAATGTTTTAGCAATAAAATCTATCTGATCAAGTTTTACATATCCAGCAGTTTTGCTTACTTCGTCTGGTGTAAATTTTACAGGCAACGGAGCATTATTGTAGTTTTCTGGTTTTATGTAAACATCTTTACTTGGATATTGATATGTTAAATCTGTTCTAGTATTATCTACATTTTGTACCAGTTGCAATAACTGTGGTTCTATGCGGAATTTCGATTCGTCTAGTGCTAATTCAAACTCTTTATAAGTGTCAGTGTTTCCATACTGTCCAACACGGAATGCCCACTCTTCATAGAATTGTAAACTATCTCTATCAGCACTGCCTAACTTATCAAACAATTTTGTAAGTGCATTGTTAGTACCCTTGTCTTGAATAAATCCTTGATAGAATTTATATTGGCTAATATCGTCAGTTATGATATTGCCAAGGTATTCACGTTTTTGATAGCCAATTAAATGCTGTGCAAGTCTTTGTTGCTCACTATCAAAATTGTCAGTGTCTAAATCATAAAAATCGGCAAATTGTTTTACACGATAATCCCAGTTAGGTTTTAACGCACTTTCTGGTTTTTCTGGTAATCTATTAAAGTTTGTATCTTCGAATACTTCAGTACCAGTGTGTGTATTTTTTGCTGAATAATAAAATTCTTTGTATTTTACTAGATCACCAATTGTGTAATCTTGGTATGGTTCCCAATCTGTTATAACAACATCATCAAGAATAAATCCTGGAATATTTAATGTACCATTCCACTCATCGGTTCTATAACCTGAAACTTTGATACGTTCTTGTCTATACCCAGCATTAGGATCATAAATGGTATCATTGAATACTGTGGTATTGTCAATTAACACCACATGTTCTGTTTGCACTAGTAAAAGTTTTGCAAAATAAATTCCTTGTTCGGTGTTAACTGGTATTACACTAAATTGTGTACTGTTGTCTCTATTAATATTGCTAAAAGAAGATGTAATTTGATTTCCATTTTCATTTAACAATCCATAACCAAACTTGCCTTGATGTACATCATATACTGTGTAATAATTTCTACTAAACACTAGTTTATTAGCAGCCGGACTTAATGTAATAATTGTTCCTGCTGCCCAATTCTGTGTTGTCCAGAAAAGGAATTCTTTGGAAATTTGTTTCCAGTTTTCGATAACATTGTATTCACTGTTAAAGTAATCAAAAACAAATCCTTGATATTCTAAGTATTTTCCGTATCCTAAAAGGAAATCTATCAAGTCTTGAACATTGTTAAACTCAGTACCATATTGTAATACTGTAGGTTTTTCTTCAAATGTTTTTCTAAAATAAGCTGTAACACCACCAAACACTGGAAGTTCTTTTAAACGTGAAAAATTCGAATTAACAAAACTTGTTGTTGTAGTATGTGTAGTTGTTGCTCTATAAAACTGATTGTTGTATCTTACAACTTTACCTGCAACAATAGTTTTACCTTCTGACCACTCAATATAACTTTCGCTGATTCCACCTACTGTTGATGATGGATCAACTTGAGTCGGAACAGCTCTAAAATATTTAAACACAGGATTTTCAATATCGTATCCTTTTACCTTATAACCTTTAGATGTTTTTTCAACTACAACACCACTGTAATTTACAATTTCAACAGGACTACTTGTAGTGAGTTTTATTTTATAGTTCTCACTAGGTACAAATACGTTTCCTTTGTTTAATGGAGTTCTGCTATCAAGTATAAGTTTTAGTTTTTCTTTTTCTGCAAAACCAGCAAGTTTAAATGCCATTTTTTGATTTAAATTTGTTAGTTCTTCAATGTATGATTGCATAGTTGTATCAACATTGGTGTATATTGCTTCTGCAATCCAATTTACTAAACCTGCTGTATACACAACATTATTGTTGTTTTTAGTTTTTGGAAATACTAAATCTTTGGTTCTTAATCTTTTTTCAGTATCTTCGTAAACTAACTGACCTACAAAATTTCTCTTGATTCTGCTTCTGTCAAATGTTAAGCCAAACACTCTTGCTGGTCTTAAAACAATTAAAGCCATCATTAAGGAATATGGATAGTCGCTGCTGCGTCTCCACGCAGTTTCAACTGGTGCACCGTCACCGAATGCAAAACTTCTAGTTTGTGTTCTAAAACTAAATTCTTTTGCATAACCAGAATCTAACGGACTTATTAATTCGCCGTATTCGTTTACAGGTATATTGTTTACTAGGCCAGGACGTAGATATTTTTTGTTTCTAATAACTGCTTTGCCTGGCTCTCTGATTACACCTTTTTCAAGATCTTTCCAAAGTATTAAATTATCTTTAGTATACGGTGCAGGACCATAAACATCAGTCCACCAGCTAGGCATAATGCTAAATCCTAGCATTTCCCAAGGATGTGTATGTGGACGATCTGTGTCAAATGCATTTTTATAAACTTCTCTCCAGAAACCCGGAAGCTGTTGTCCTTGTGCATTTACACAACGACTGTAATTATATGTAAAAGTTTCACCTTCTTGTATAATACTTCCATCGGTATAGTTTAGATTACCTGCTTTTCTTGCCCACTTAATAAATTCGCTGATTAATATATTGTTTATTTGTGAATGTGTAATTCCAGTATTTCTATAGAACGAAGGTACATAATCAGCAATATCAAATATACTTGGATTGTATTCAACTTTGATATTGTTAAAAATTCTACGTTCAAGTTCTATTAATAAATCATCTCTGTAATCGCCATATGCAATAGTAATACTACCGTCGTGACCCCTAATAACTTCTACAGGTTCTGCATAGCTAGTATCTACAAACTTTTCTGGAACATACTTTGGATATATTCCTAATACACTAGGTGTTTGCGGAATATAACTTGCTTCAGTATTTTCGTATTCGTTGATAGTAACAATATCATCATCGGATAATGTTGCAGTAATTAATACAAATCCTTCGTCAGTAAATGTGTAATCCACACCATGTACAAGTTGTTCACCGTTTAAGTAAACATACACTGCTTTGTTTGTTAATGAATTTAAATTAAATGGTGTGCTTAATGCAAAATAAGGATTTCTATAATCTAAAACTGTATATTCTAATTCTTTGTATCCGCCGAAACCGATCATGTCAGAACTGTAAAACGGCATTGTTTTTGCTTTTGTTTTAACATATTCTTTCATTACCAATTCAAACATCTTTTTAGATGTTGTATCAACACCAATGTTTTCAGCAATTTGAATTAAAGACTTTTTAAACTTTGAATATTCATCTTTTGCAAAAATGATTGATTTTAGTATGTCTGCATTTTCGTCTGCTAAATGATACAGCGGCAAATTGATAGGACCGCTGTGTTGAACAAACTTAGTTCCGTAAGACGATACATTTCCTAAATCACGTAAATTATTTGCACCTGGCTGTATGCCTACAAAATTATTCAAGTCTTGAGTGATGCTGGTTATATGTTCGTTGATTTGACCAAATGTAAACTCTGATAGATTGTTGTTTAATGGATTGTTTTCAAAGTTGCTAGGTATCTCATAATAACCGTTATCGTTTTTATCAGCAGTAGTATATGTTTTTATAACAACAATATCTGTTGATTCAAGATCTGCGGTTAACACAACTCTACGTGTTGTATTAACATTTACCAATGAGTAATCAACACCTTCAACTAGTGTATCGTTATTTTTATAAACTTTAACAATTAAGTCTGTTAAACTAGCACTGTTATTATAAACGTCAATTGGCAAGTTGTTTACACGTTCTTGACCTGTAAATCTTTGAACCACAAATTGTCTGCTAAGTGTGTGGGCTTTTGTCCATCCGTTAGCATATTCAAAAGTATCTCCGTCTTCATTATAAATTTTAAAAAATCCAACATCGCTATTAATTGTATATGTTTGTTGATTAACTTTATACGAATACATATCAGTTTGAATATTGTTATCAAATATAATGTCTCCACTGTTTACTAGGTTTTTGTAAACCAATGGAAATCCTAGTTCAACATCATTTACACCTTCGCCTTCTCTATAAGAGAAAATTTTGTTTCCTTTAAAATCAGTAGCATCATAGTAATTTGTATCGCTAAAACTAATACCGTTTTCGTCATACAAATCAAACATAATAGGTTGGTTAACTTTTGTTTTATCTTGAGCCATTACCCATTCTGTACCATTATACCAGAACATACGGCCAGCATAATCGTTACCTGAACGAATTAAAACTGTTTCGTCCTCAAAAGGTAATGCATCCTCATCTTCGATTAAACTTATTTGATAATTGTTTAGATGTCTTATAAATGTAACTTTATAGATTTTTCCGTTGACCATTGAATCAGGATCTGCTACAAATAATACACGCATACCTTCAACTAGTTCAACTCCATCAACATAATGTCCTATACTTCCTTCAATGGTGCTAAAAACATCTTTTGTATATGTGTCTATTAAGTCAACTGTGTTTTTCTTCTTAGTACCATGATTTAACAATCTGATGCCGGGTTCAAATTCAATAATAGGACGTTTGGCTCTAGCACTTTGATCTAAGTCCATTAATTGATTGTTAATTTCTGCACTTTTTGCAATAACGTCTTTGTGGAACCAACGATTATATCTTGACCATGCATTTTTACTACTATCTGTTCTTGCCATTACAATGTAATCTTTAGTACCTGCATAGCTTTTTGCATCACTAAAAGGAACACGATCAAACCCGTTTGTATCAAATGGAATTACAGTGTCTTGTGTAAACACTGCTGGAACTTGCAAGTCAGTAACCGGTACCAACGAAATACCAGAACCAACACCTTCTACATAATAAAACCCAGTTGCATATGTCTCTGGTGTTACATTGCCAATAAAATACACTTTCATACCATTTGACAACGACCAACCGTCGCTGGTAGTATAAGTTTTTTTACCAATAATTTCTGCTTCAACATCAATTACACTGTTTTCTTCAATGTTAAAAACATCAAATGCACAACTAGTATCTAAATCAAATTGACTTACAACATATAATGTATCTGGTGCATTTTCAGGGATTGTAAATTCTATTACACCTTTTTCAATGTATCCATCTTCAATAAAATATTCAGGTTCAATTAACGGATCTAATTCAGGATATAGTGTAACACCTTCTGTGTAAAGTGTTGAAATTAACGAAATGCTTTCGCTTAAAGGATCAGGCTTAACACTACGACTAGTTGCAATACTAATTGGACTACCGTCTGTGTTTACTTCAAAACGATATGTTTGTCCTCTGTATAATTTAATACGAGGATTTCTAGTCTTTCCATCAGGTGTAAAAATTAATGCAGTATTATCATCGTCGATAACAGTTTTAATTTGATATGTGCTTGTAATTCCTAGTGCTTGTCCTTTTACAGGTACTTCTTGAGGACCGTTAGGTAACCAATAGTATTCACGGAAATTACTAAATTTATCAAAATCAATGTGAGGGTTCCAAGTATAAAATTCTTGTTCGTTTAATTTGCTATGGTTAGCAGTAGTACCTTTATAAACATTAACTAGTCCGATTAGATCTTTGTAGTCTTTGTAAAACTTTGCATTTCCAAACTTATCTTCGTAAACTGTTGCTGGTTCAAATTGATAGTTGTTTCTAAATGCATTTATATCATCAACATAATTGTCATCTACTGATACTGCTTTTGCTTCTCTGCGTCCAACAAATCCACTAAGTTTTTCAACAACACCAGAATTAGCGAACTGGTCTAATGTACTACCTAAGAACTTTTTGTTTGCATCAGTTCTAAAATAACGAGGTAAGAATTCACTAGTCTGTCTTGGGTCATTCTTTCCTGTTGGTAGTGGATATTCGTTCTGGTTATCGTTGTATGCCATTATGCATTATCTCCGCCGGTAATAATATATGTGCTTGAGGCTGTGTTACTTTGTACACCTGAATTTGCAGTAGTGCTACTTGAAATTACTGCACCAGATGCTTGTAATCTGCTTGCTGTGATTGCATCAATAATTTTGATATCGTCAACTGTTGCTGTACTAATAAAGATTTCGTCACTTTCTGATTTTATTTCATAAAGACTTCCAAAGCTCTGTGTTTCTTGAACTGGAACAAGAACAACACTCACAACATCTGGCGAAAGTTTATTCATAATATATGTTGATAGTTCTGTAAAATAGAACGTTTCGCCAAAGTCCCAATTTTCTAATGCAAAAAATTCATTTATTGCATCAATTGTTTTTGCTTTTACTTCGTTGTCGTTTACAATTTTTTCAATATTTTTTACAATTTTAATTTCTGCTTGTAAATCAACACTTGCATTGCTACCAAAAAGTGGTTTGTATTTTACTGGATGATAAATTACTTCGTCACTAACACTTTTAATTTTATTAACTTCTTGACCGTAGTTAAGGAATAAATTATCGCTGCTAGGAGGAAGAGGTTTAGTTGTTGTTTTACCAGAAATCCAATCTCTATAATCATTATCGTATGTTCTTGTTAACAGATATACATCCATGATATTGCTACTACTTGGATCAATTCTCATTGTATCATCAGCAGCATGTAAATATTCAAATTTAATTCCGCTACGCCCAACAAACGCTTGGTAATCGGCTGTTTGTTCCAGCGTATTAGTTGCAGTGTTTAATACTTTAAAAATATCTTTTTCTACAAGATAAAAAACAGCACCATCATCATATTGACTAAATGCACCAATCGATGCTTCACTTCTAACCACTGTTATATTTTCTGCAACAGCATCAACATAGTTGTATGTTTCTGTCTTGTTTATTGTTGCTTTCTTTTGGAAAATATATTTGGTTAACGGATTTACTGTTGGAGCAACAAAATGATCAAAAATATCAGGATCGTCAATAACACCATCGTTGTCGCTGTCGTAAAAACCAATTTCTACTTTTTTACTATCAACATATCCTGCACTGTTTTTGAACTCGTTTTTAATTTCCCATACAAAACTATTAGTAAAACTACTTAAACTATCAGGTTGATTGTTGTTACTCAAAAGAGTAATTTTATCTTTGATAACTTTTCCTGTTTTACTGTCATAGATTTTGTTATTGCCATCAAAGTAAAATCTTATACGCTCTTCACTTTCGTAAATGTATCTTGATCCTCTAGATGTAACTGTGTATTTTTCGCCATCTGTTTCAAACAATAATAACCAACTAGCATCAAGTTGCTGATTTGTGTTATCACCTGTTTTACCTAAACTAAATGGAGATATTGAATTCAAGTTTGTGTTTGTAATAACTCTCCAAGTTCTTGTTTCTGTATCGTAACGTAAACCAAAAGTTTTGTAAGCAAATATCTGATCCACTACTTGACGAGTTACATCAGTAGAAATACTTGTTGTTAATACAGGAATAATTTGTTTAAGAGTTGCTTTAACTAAATCTGTAGACGGAATAATATCGTTGAATACAATTGGACCTAATCCTGTATCATTATCAACAACTGTTCCGTTTTCAACAATGCTTATTACTTTAACCCAACGATAAGTTAAGTCACCAACTTCGGTTGGCGTTCCTGCAACAATTCTATTTCCTCTAAAAAAGTAGCCTGTAGGTGCTTCAAATTTTAATAGTGCATTTGGTTCAATAAAACGCAAAATACTCTGTGTATAAGAACTTACACTTGCTTTAAAATTGTTTTCATCTACAAAATAACCTGTGCTTCTATTTGTATCTGTAGTAACATTTACCCAAGTCAAGTTTAACTCAGAAACTGCTTCTGTTCTAGGGAAGTTTCTAAAGTAATAATTTTTAATTTTATCAGTTTTTAATATAGGTTCAATTTGATTTCTTATAACTGCTTCAATGTCAGTTCTTGTTGTAAATTCAAATCCAGTATAATCATTTAATGTTTCTTTGTAGATAACACCGTCGTTTCCAAACATTAATGTGTTTGTGTATTTTCCTGATGCATCACGCAAATCAAAATATCTACTAATACCACTGCTAGTTCTGTTAACTGCTTTTGTTTTAATAATTTCTTGACTTACACTCGAAATACCAACGTTATAATCTTCACCTGTAATTAAACGGTTTTGTGTATAGTAAGTACTAGGAGCATTTGCTTTAATGCTTGCTGTTTCTTCGCTGGTTGTACCGTTTGTTACTGTGTATTTTAATTCTAAATACAAGTTAAGTGTTTCTTCTCTACCTGCTTTACTAATGTAAGGAATTTGCAGGTTGATATTTGTTAAATCACTTGGTAGTATTTTTAATTGCTTGTTAAGACTGGTTCTATAGTAAAGTTTATATGAACCTTTTGGCAATTCACCAAAAACGCCATCACTGAAAATTAGGCTAATTTTATCATCTACACGGCTAAGAACACTATATATGGTTCTAATGTTTTTGTTAATGCTGTTGTAGATAATGTTATTGCCTTCGATGCTATCAACTTTAGTCCACAATTCACTTTCTAAATTATTGCTGTCAAGTTTGTACAACCAAACATCGCTGTTGTTAATTTTTGTAGTATCAACATTAACTACTGTATTTGGTGTAGGGTTGTTTATTGAAAATAAGTTGTTCTGCATTGAACCTTGACGGAAGTGACAGAAAAATCCGCTGTTATTTGATCCTGCACCTTGACCATCATCTCTGTACAAAAATGCTAGTTTGTTTCCAGGAAACGGTTCTTCTTCATATATTGTGTTATCTTCAAAGTTAGTACTTGTAATTTCAAATCTAACACTGTTGCTATCAATATTTTTTGTAAAACTATACAAAGGTATTTTTGTACTATTTGCGTTAAATCTGTACTGCTCAGTTAAAACACTATTGATTGTTTCTTTTTTAACCGGACGACCAAATGTGTTAGTTGTCGGCAATGCAGCATTCATAATTTTAATAAATTGTTCATACCAATCAGCATTTGATCCGTCATTCCACAAAACTGTTTGACCGCTGAGATTTACTCCATTGCTGTCGTACACATCTTCTGTGGTGCTAATACTTTCAATTTTTAGTAAGCCGTTTGCTGCTTGGTTACGTTTAGGATTATAACTAATCAAACGTGCTAGTCGGAGAACACTTTCTCTACGATCCGCAGTTTCGATATAGTTTTCACGTGCATTTAGGTCGGTACGGAAAGCAAGGTTTTGACCTAGGAATGCAATCAAATCAATCAGTGCAAGGTATTCTGAGCTTTCAATATAGTCGTTGAAATCCTCGGGATAGTTTTGACGTATATAATTAATCATTACTCGACGTAGGTTGTCGAAGTCATAACTTTCAAAGTCTGCATACTTGAAACTTTGATAAATTCTTTTCCAATCTTCTGCCAGAAGAAGTCTATTTTGACGCTCAGTGCTTGACATGTCGTATTCCTTGCTTTATATGATATTTATCTGGATTCAAAAAGTGCGTACATTAAAGAAGACCGTTTGCTTGGTCGAATTTTAGCTGCACAGTTTCGCTAATATTATACGGCAAATAGGACAATTGACACTTAACTTCTATGCCACTTTCGTACTCAGAAACTTCAACTTTTTGCACATTTACACGAGGATCATAGTTTACAATAGTAGTGACATTTTTAATAATTGCTTCTTTTATTTCGCTGGTCAACGGCTCATATAAAATATCCCAAATTATTGTACCAAATGTAGGATCACTGAGTTTTTCACCTTGACGTATATGAAAATGATTAATAATATCCTGCTTGATTAATGCTAAATCGTATAATTTAAAATTTTTAACAGACGAATTAACCGTACTCAACCCTCTGTACGCTTTTGAACGCACAGGACTATCAACTGTTGGTGAATCGATGGTTATATTTTTATATAATTGTTGCTCTGCCATACTGTATTTACCCTATTTGTATTGCACCGTTTGTAACTCTTCTAATGTTACTTGATGCTTCTGTTAGAGCTGTAGCTGCTCTTCTTGGGTTTTGAGCAAAAGCAAATCTGTCGCCGTCTTGCTGTAATACTCTTCTAAATTCTGTTTCAGCAGTTCTTGCTCTAGCTGCTAAATCTGCAAACACAGGATTACCTGTTTGTGCAAAAAATGATCCATCTGCACCTGTTGCAGCACTTGCTAATCTGTTGAGTCCGTCTGCAGGATTTTCTGCAAAACGCATTTCACCTAAAATTCTATCTGCTGTTATTGTCGATACTGCCGATGCTAGGTTGGGTGTTCTTAGTACACTTGCACCAACTGCTCCTACTGCATCTGATGCAATGGCTTGTAATTCAGGCGATAAAGAATTAAACCCTTCTTGGATGCTAGAAACTATTCCACTTGCAGCATTTCCTAATTCTTCAATTACAGGACCAACGCCAGGAATACTTGTTAAAGCATTTCCTAATTCTCCTGCAATATGTCCTACTGCATTTGATAAACCTTCTGACAGCGATCCAAGAGCTTGACTTAATCCTGCACTTAATTGATCAACCATTCCACTTAATGCACCTGTTAAACCGGTTGCACTTAAAAAGTCTTGCATAACAGGTGGCAAACTAGAAAGCAGATTGTTTAATGCACCACCAAGTATAGAACTAAGACTGCCTTGCAACCCTTGCAAAAACGAATCTGGGTTTAAAAGTACACCTTCTCCTGTTAAACTTTGAATATCAGTTCTCGGTGCAAGAAATTCTAATCCTGGTGTAAGTCCTGCAAATGTTTCTGGTGGGGGTGTTTCGCTTGCTGCTTCAGTCTGACTACTAGGTGCTTGTGTACTGCTTGGACTTCCACCCAATGACGGACCTATTCCTGCTGCACTAGCTAGTCGCGGATCTACTTGGCCTTGACCGTAGCCAATTTCAGTACTACTTTGTGTGCCAACTCCGCCATCATTTACCGGCCATGTATCTGCCATAATTACTCCCTCTTACTATAATATTTATAGTTCATTCATAGGCGTTCTATCTGTCTGAACTTTTCTATCTTCATAGTGAATATCTTTGCTTGCATCTGCAACTGCTTCAGTTTTGTCTGGTGCAGTTTCCAACGGGTTCCAGTTTTCATGACCATCCCACGGCTCGTGTTGTGGTACACGATGAGGAAACTTAGCTTTTACTGCTTCTGCTGCTTCTGCTGCTGCAGGTCCGTTAAGATGAATATCACCACCTGAAATTGTTGTATTAGCTGCACCAATAGAAAAATCCCCACCAGCAGTTACTTTTGAAGCACCGCCTGCTTTAATATTAATTTCTGCACCAGCTGTAATATTGCCATTAGCACCAACTTTAACTTCTAAATTACCTGCTGCACTTTGAAATATATTTTCATTGACAATCATATTGATATTTCTACCAGCTTCAAAATTAATATCTCTGTCTGCTGTAAAATTCATGTCTGTTTCTGTGTGAAAACTAATACTATCTTGTGCATATACATCTAATTTGCCGTTGCTGCTCATTTCAATCCAACAAGTTCCACGACTATTATTAATATAAATCAAATCTTCGCTGGTATGCATTAATATTTGAGCACCTGTGCGAGTTTTTAAGCGAATCATTTCGTTTGCAGGAATAGTTACATCGCCGCCTTGTTCGCTTGCTTCTTTGTTCATGTATTTGTATTCTGTATCTTTAGGAGAACCTTTGCGTATTTGCTTGTCGTCGCCGTCATCAATAAAAATACTACTGCTACCTAATCTACTAACTGGTATATTTGCTTTAGATTCTTTAACACCAACAGGTGCAGTAGGTTTGCCGCCACGTTTATCTAATGGACCAGGACTGCTAAAACCTACAACAGCACTAGGTGTTTCACGCTGAGCACTAGTTGTTGTAATACCACGCACTTGATCTTCGACTAAACCTTGCTCAATTAGTTTTGCAGCTAATTCTTCATTAACAGGTCTTTTGTATTTCACTACATTATTAGCAGCTGGTTTAGTAATTGCTTTGTTGTATTCGCCTGTTGGCAAGGGTTTGCCTGCAAATCCGTCTGGTATTTTACCCGAAGTTTGTTCTGTTGCTGGATCACCTGCAGGAAGCATATATGTCATACCTCTTTGCGGAATACAAGCAAACCAATATCCATAATCTTGGTTGCCTTCTACAAACGTTACAAGTACTAAACTACCCGGGTCTGGCGGCACTGCCCACCACCCGTAACTTTTTTGTGTATTTGCAAAATCATCGTTTTTTCCAGGGCCATTTTGACTGTTTGTTAATCCATAAAACGGACTAGCATAATAAACTTCAATAGTTTGACCTAAAGTTTCGCCAATATTGCCTGCTTCGCCTGTTTTTAACAATTGAACTTTTAAGCCACCAAGATACAAGCTATCTAAATGTTCAATAACTCTAGCAATATACGGACCAGCTTTTTTTGGTGTTTCACCAGAATCTGCTGATCTTGTTAATTCTGCCTTTGGGTTATTTTCTGCCATTTAAATCTCCGTTAAAATGCTGTGTGACTTTTTTCTGATGGAGTAGCAGTAGTAACATTAACTGCTAGATCATCACTGCCATCTGTGTTTGTGTCTTGTTCTTGGTTTCTGCGTCTTATTAAATTTAATCTCTGTGTAAATGCACCAGAACTTATTGAATTAGTAAGGTGAGTTACATAATATAATCCGCTAAATGCATCAACAGGAATAGTATCTTCAGGATAATGCATTCCTCCTGTTTCATCATTGTAATCAATTGGTGTTCTAAAATTCAAAAGAATATCAACTTGACTTCTTTGATATTCCATTGTTCCATCTTGAGTAACATTTAAACTTTCAACAGGTGCAGTATAGTTACCCATTCCGCTGTCAAATATGAAAAACGGATCGCCTAGTATTTCTAATTCACAAGTTACCAAGTCAATATCACTGTTAATAATTAATTCATGGAATCTTAGTGCAGTTTGTCGTTTAGAGTCTGTGCCCATGCCTCCTACAACTGTGCTATTTTCTACTAATTCAACCATCATCGGTGATCCTGTAGCACTACTTGTGCCGGTTGTAGATGTTATAGTTAATGCTTCTGGATCTTCTTTAACTGTGTGTTCTGAAATTCCGCCAGTTTGTCTGTCTATGTTGTTTTGACCTGTGTCTGCTTGAGTTGCTTGGAAGAATACTGCATTTAATTTAATATCAAAACTTTTTACTTCTTCGTTTTGCCCTGTATAGATATAATTGTATTCTTTGGCTGCTTTTTCTCTTAAACTGTTATAACCTATTGTAGGATCGTTTGGTTTTTGTAATACACTATGATGTAATTTATAAGTAACCACACGGTATTCATACACCATTGCTTTATAACCGTTTTGACTGTTTTGTGTAGCATTTTGTTTAGTAAAACATCTTGTTTCAATTCTAAACCAATCAATCATACCATTTTCATCCGGTACACGCTGATCAACATTTTTTGCCCATTCTGTTGAAAGTATTACTTCTTCAATAATTTTTGTTATTTTTGTACCAGCTGCATATTGGAAAACACGCTCGTCTGTGCTTACAACGTTTTTACCTCTTGTAAAGACTTTGTTACGCTGATCATATTGTAAACCACTGTTGCCCATTGGAGGACGGCCATCTGCTGTATGACTGTTAATAAAATTACTTGCACCTAAATCATTAACACTGCCTTCGTCTTGAGATATAATAGATAAGTTTTCGCCCATGCTGCTTCTATTCATCACCATACCAACAACACTACTTAAAAACCCTTCAAAACTCTGCGGTGCTTCAACTCCTAAGAAGCCAGTAATGCTTTGATAGATGGCATTTATATCTCCGCTTTTAAATGCATTTAAAATACCACTAACACTATTTTGTAATGTTCCACTTAAAGCACCGTTGATAACACCGCCAACAACTGCACCAACAACTGAACCAAGCAGTCCTCCGCCACCGGATCCGCCTCCGCCGCTGCTAGACCCAGACGGTGGCGTACTCACAGTAGAACCTGCATCTTCTTGACTGTCTAAAAACTTGTCTCA